TGCCCTAGCACCAGATTGTGCATTTGTAAACACTGCTTCGGTTAGATTTCCACTGGTTCGTGTAATGCTGTAAGTGGCCGGTTCTGCCAGCACTTCCAGTAATTCCGGACCGGTCAGTGTGACTTTGGCTCGGCCCAGTGGTGCATTAAGTGTGACCATTGATTTTTCTATCAACAACTCAGTGCCTGCAGTATTGATCACACGGAACAGGAATGTGCTTCCAGTAATGTTGACGGGCTTTTGTTCTTGATTGATAAATTCAAACAACAGCACATTGTCAACGCCTTTGTTAATTGTTAATTGTTTTGCGTACACAGGGTCATACCTATAAGTGAAAGTTTCGCCGTCGGCAGTGTCTATCAATAATACTCTGGTAATTTGTTGATATAAATACGCCGTGGTTGAATACATAAGGATCTCCAACAATATTTATGGGCAATGACTTGTTTGCAAAATTAGCTGAAAAATATCCGTTTATAACGCTTTGCGTCTACGCCTCTACAGAATACGTGGGAATTGTGCAAAATCAAGATGATATAATAACAACAATTTACGATTTTGGAAACATTATTGATATTGATCAAAAGCGGTTGTTTTTAGAACTTGCCAATGTTTGGTGGTGGGAAAGCAATCGCAGTATACCTATTAATATTTTTTTAAAATCTGACTGGGATCCATTTAAAAGTTATTTGAAAACTTTTAGCAACAAAGATCTTACAATATTACACGGGCCTGTTTGTAGCCTAATAGAAATGAGTCGACGCAAAACCAAACGCAAATCAATTACACTGGTTCGTCGGCTTGATTAAGCAAATTCATATGAAGTGCTACCAAAGCTGCATAGCTTAATGCATGAGATTTTTTAAAAGTGTATCCTCGGCTATCATCTCTGTTCCACACAGATTCAAACACTTCTTTCCAAGATTTATTTTGTAGGTGAGCTTTGCCCGGACGTATTATACTAATAAACGCTGCCATTCTGGGAATGCTGTCGGGTCGCATTGATTTTAACAATTCTGTGTAATTGCCCACATGTGCCAACTGACCTGCCCATGATGAGTCTTGCCACAATCTATTCCACGGCGGTGTAGCCGCTAACATTTCTTTATAGTGTTCAGAATTTTTAATAAGCTGATACACACTCATGTTTAAAAAATCAATTTTAAAATATCCACGTTGTTCTGCAGACTCATAATCAATGGCTGCACAATTATTAATAGGATCTCTTGGTATATCTGTGACATAAATTCCAGAATTATGCCGCCTGGCTTGTCCTTGAACTATTTGTCGTGCAGGCGTGTGCTGAATTAATTTTAAAATTTGTTCTCGATCAGCAAAATCAATATCAATATCTGCACTCATTTAAAATAATTCCATTTAAGGGTTGCGTTAACATATGCTTCTTCCAGCAAATCTAATTCTGGTAATGTTACACTGCTATTTGTTAGTAGTTGTTCTACTAGACTATCACACTTGTGTTTTGAATTTTTATATGGTTGTCGAATTAAAAATTCTTCGTGTATTTTTACAATTCTATCTTGACAATTATAACTTAGTTGTGCCCAGTCAGCAAGTTTTTTAATTTCTAGTAAGAATTGAGTTGTATTATAAAAACATGAAAAGGGAAATACATATACTTGTAACGATTCACTGTATTTTACATCAAGCTGTCGAGCCATAAATCCCATCTTTGTTGGATTTTCAAAACCAATTTGAAAAAATTCTCGAAGGACCTTGCGTGGACAATCAGGCAATTCAGATGACAATTCAAGTAATTTTAAATTATGTTGTGTTCTACATTCATCCTGAATCCATGTAGGTAATTTTTTAAAATCATCTAGGGTATTGATATCTGGCCAAGATGAATCTTTAACTGCATGGTAACTTTGTCGTACTTGATTTACAAAAAAATTATCTATTAATGTGTCGAGTACCCATATGTAAGATGAAGTGTTTAACTTATTGAATGTGTCTATTTCAAGTAAATTATTGTCAATATTCCAGCCACCTGCTCTTAATAAACTAATTTGTTGTAATTGTAATAAATCAGTGGTATCGATTTGTATACTAACTATTTTGTCTGATACAAATGGTACATTGCTGTAAGAGTAATGATCCGCATAAAATATCTTTTGTGATTTATAACGTTTGTTATGCGCCGCACCAAGATTACTAAACGGTAATCCATCAACTGCTACTCCTGCTATGACATTGCATACAAATTCTAAATAATGTCCATGGGCACCACCTTGAAAATCAACATGTATCATATCACCAACCTGCTTTCTGTAATATATCCTTGGTGTATTCTTGATCAGCTGGATAGTCTTGAAACTTTTTCATCCAAAAGTCAGAATCAACATATGGCCAAATCATAGCAATTTGTTCAGACGTCAGTTCTGACAAAAACTTTTGTCCAGACTCAGAATTATATATGACCCAAGGACTTATACGTCCGCTAGCAATTGCATGGCATATGGCATTCGAATTACCATAACGTAAACAATCGTGTGTTGGGTTACCTGTTTGCTCTTGCCATGTAATGCCAAATTCAATGGCTCTAGACAATGCATCATTGATATTTTCCACACGCAAATAATCTAACAGATACTCTGTATATGTGCTGTCTCGGCACCAATGATCAATTTTTTTATTTTGTTTAAGCACATACTCGATAAATCTAGCAGGATTTATTGCTCGAATATCCACACAATACCGTCCAAATTTTACAAATGCCTTGTAATAAGGACTATCAGCAAAATCATCAAATGTTTTTAACTTTGCCGAACCTTGGGTTAATTGATAAAATTTTAAGTATGCTTGTAATCCTAATTGAACGCCACGCTCTGATTGTTCCTGTCTTCGACGGCGTGGCTCACAACTATGTACCAAAAGACTGGTTTCTTTTATAAAATCTTTTTTACAATACTGGCATGCGTAGGTCATTGGTTTATATGCGTATATAATATGTTGGCAATTTGTTTATGTCCGATTATGTTTGGATGATAATCATCTACTGTTACAGTAGAATTGGTTTGTTGGCAAAACTGTATCATACTTGGACCAGGATTTAGTTTGATAAAATGTCTATTAAACTTATTTAATACTGTTGTTAGATACGAATTGTTAAAATCATTCATTGTCAAAAAATAAAAATCTATATTTCGATTTTCTAATAAAGTAAATAAAAATTCAACATAATTTGTAGTTAAATATTCTATTTGTTCAATTCCAATATTTTTTTCTATATCTTTTATTATTTTATTAGATCGATTAAGATACGAATACGGTAGTAGGGTATGGTCCCAAGGTATATTTTTGTCGTCAACTCCAGGATGGTTGTACAAACAAGGCGCATCAAATCGTGCTGGGTCTGAAATATTTACAATTACGAGTGTGTCAGTTGAGTTATAGCCAAATCTATTTAAACATTCTAATATACTGTTTGCTATTAATATATTTCCATGGCCGGCAGCTGCAGTGTTAACTAAACTTTTAACATTTAGCTTTTGTGCTAAAAATCCAGCCCATGATTTACTGTGTTTTGGAATAAATTCTGTATCATATGCAAAACTACAACCGCCATCACTAGACAAAGATGGAGGTGATCCGCCAATTCCGTCGCTGGTAAAACTGCAGCCACTTACAAGTAAATGTTTATATACTTTCATTTTATTTTTTCTTGGCCAAGTTCACGTAGATGTGCATCAATTTCTTTTTGTGTTGTTATTTTGCTTAGTAAGTCAGCATCCGACCCTTTGAGATTGGGAAATATGGTCATCAATTGTTTTTTCTTTGTACCAGCATTGGCTGCATTTTCGTCTTTTTTCTTGGGACTTATCCATTGATGGCGATGGGCACCCATGCCAGGGCTCACTGTGCTTGCACACAACCATTGCAATTGTGGATGACGATTAATAGCAAAAAAATGTTTGTTTAATCTTTCGTTGGTGCTGATCACGTAAAACTCTTGCAGGTCCCGAGATCCTTGTACACTGCTACCCCAACGTATCATTAAAAAATTACTAAACTTTTTCTTTTCTTCATCGGTGAGATCAGTGTAAAAGTTTTGATTTTTTAAATCAAACTCACGCATTTCATTAGCAATGTTTAATTTATCACTCATTACCATGCCTTGTTGTAATCCACGATTTCACAATTACGACTGATATCTTTTACAAAATAAACACATTCGGGTTTAGGACCATCTGTTAAGGGAACACACAACATTTGTCCGTTTTTTAATTTAGGAGCATACCAGTTAACTTCTTGATACACATCTATAATTTCAATATCTGGAAAACTGGGTCTAAAACTGCTCAGCGGATTAAATTCAAATACCTTAAACCCTCGATCATTTATGCTGGTTAACGGTAACACTTCCAGATCGCCCAAGTCGGGCTCACCAATTAGTATTTGCCAATCCATGGGCATTTTTATTCTATGTTCGCCTATACGTAGCACCAATGCAGGTGCATTAAAGCTTTCTAAAAATATCAGTGGTATATAATGATAGTCAGGATCTACAGGAGTTGAATTGTCTAAGATTGCAAAACGCATATCTTCAATTTCTTCTGGAAGATGATCCAATTCATAATGTTCGTTGTCAAGGGTTAATATTCGCATGTGTTTATTATACATGTTGCATTGTAAAAATGCAACCTTTCACTTCCATTCTAACTTTTCTTGTGTGAAAGGATAGTTAGCTTCCTTATAGAAAGTTTTTCTTTTGGTCAAATGACGTTTAGCAAATTTACAAGTACTGGTAATATCCCAAATTTCTACATGGTCCTTGTCTTCCGCTTTCCTAATACCTCGCCCAATAGATTGTATAACCCTGACAAAGCTTTTTCCGGGTTCCAGAAGAACCAGATTAAAAATCCTAGGAAGATTAATACCCACAGCGGCCACACCGTAAGTCGCCACAATAATCTTATCAGATCGTATTGATCCAGATACAAATACCGCATCATTTAATTGTGCTACTAATGCTTGGCCTGCTGCAATACGATCTACTAACACAAGAGTGTTTCCGGTTGTGTTAACTTGGCGCACAAGATTAGCAATTGTTTTGAGCCTATTTTCTTCTTCTAATAGATATTTTAATTCACTTTGATAATTGGTAAACTCTGCGTGATCAACCAGTTGAACGATGTTTACATGGCACTGTGCCAGTACACCACGGTCTTGCAATTCACTTGCAGCCAATTGGCTAATTACTGGTCCAATGCTTACCAAAAGACTTTGGCTTTCAAATTTTTCTTTGGGAATAGTTCCTGTTAGTCCCCAGCGAATTGGCACACGGCTCATCACGCCTGTCAGCAAAGTTTTTAATGCATCAGCTTT